GGGCCTCACGGCCCAGCCCACGTTCTGTGGAACACTCCAGGAAGGGATGATTATGTTTAAGCAGCGGGATACTAATGATATTCGATTGATCGGAACTCATTCCGATCACAACCTCCACCAATACTCTAGCGAGTACGTGAAGGTCGAACAGAATATTGGTAGTATTGATACGACCAACCATCCAAATTGGAGACGGAAGGAAGACGGCGGAGGTGAATTCAGTGGATACTGGAATCGCATTCGCCGTGTGCTATCGGGCCCCGTCGAGATCAAAAATCTCAATGGGGTTTTAGATTACAAAGGTAATCTATCAGCACCGTATCTCTGGCCAGGTTGGGCTCCCCTTGGGGATGCCCGAACGTATGGCGCAGCCGCCTATGATGCCATGAAGCCTACTAAGCCATTATTGAATGCTTTTAATCCAATATATGAGCTGAAAGACCTTCCCGGCATGATAGACCAGTTAGAGACTGGTTTCCGTCGTTCCCTCAAGGGAGCGTCAGATCTCTTTCTCTCGCAAATCTTTGGTTGGATGCCTATGGTCGGTGACGTTTTAAAGGTCATCGAAGCACAGCAACAACTTCAGAAGCGCATAGACTGGTTGCTCAATAATCAAGGCAAATGGATTCCCAGGCGTTGTAAACTCCTGGATTCCAACACTACGTACGCCGATACGGACTGGGTTGATGATTATGGAGCTTTTGAACAATCGTTCACTAACTCCTTTTATCTCTCAGTCCCTCAGCGTAGGGACAAGTATGTATATACTGATAAGATCTGGGCTTGTGCCCAGTTCCAGTATTTCTTACCTGACCCTCCTCCTGGTGTCACGTTAAAAAGAGTGGTGAAAGCCGCTCTTAATGGCAACAGGTCGATAACGCTCGGTAATCTATACCGTGCGATACCTTGGACGTGGATGATTGAATGGGCGTTTTCAGCCGGTAAGGTTCTGGATGCTCTCGACGATGGTGTCGCTGATCGCCTTGCGGCGAGACGCTTCTACCTGATGCGAGAACGTTCAAATCTTACAGAACGGCTTAGCCAAGGACATTTCCGTGGCATGCACGATCAATCAGTATTTGCCTCTTGTTCTACCGTCGCACAAACCGTCTCTAAGACGCGAGTCGAGGGTAGTCCCTTCTTTCCTCCCATTGGTGACGAGTTGTCACCAATGCAGTACGGTATTTTGGGAGCCCTAGGGCTCTCAAAATATGGATAGTGATATCCCCGTACATCACATGGCTTGGTTGAAAGACCTTTATAAAGTCATGTGTCTCAGATCGTGGAATTCACCACGACGCTGATAGACCCAAAACCTTAAATGTACCGGATTTGAACTTCCGGTCAAGGAGCTTTCGACATGCTTGCAGATCCTCAGAGCGTCACCATCAACAGCGTGGCCACCTCGATGGCTCGTACCCAGCAGGGTGCGACCACCAACGTGTACACGTCGGCTGATGGACTTACGACGCTGACGACCAAACAGAACAAGTCCGCCACTCGCTTCCGGCGTGAATATCGTGTCAGTCAGACCAAAGTGGCTGCTGACCCGATTTCCGCCGTTAACAAGCAGGTGGGCTTCTCCGTCTACTTCGTCATCGATGAACCGACTTTCGGTTTCACTGATGCTGAGATCGGCTACGTGATCGCCGGAATGAAGACGGCCTTCGATTCGACCCTTTGGGGGAAGATCTTGGCCGGCGAATTCTGACGCACGTCATGTCGGACGGTTCATACTCCCCGAAATAATCGAGGTATATGATGAAACGACCGACCATGCTCTTCCAAGCCCTGCTAGCGCAAGCTAGTATGGAGCTAGGTTTGTCCACAGAACGCGACTTCGTAACTCTACGAAGTCGTTTTGAACACGAAGGGTTATCGTTTTTAACGATAACTCTACCCAGACTTTCTGATGCCCTGGAAACAGGCATCGAGTCTGGATGGTTCACTCTTCCTCTCGGTTTTAAAAGAGGTAGAGGAAGTCTCCCTGCATTTCTGCAAGGTTTCTTCAACCGTGTGTTCGATAAAGGTGGGTGCCTACTTCAGACTCCTTGCGTCGAATCCATTATGTGGATTCGTCAGATAACTCGTTTCTATAAGAAACCAAAGTTGTCGTGTAGCCCATCTCGCGAGAGACAGGCTATCCGCAAGTTTAAAGAAGTAGAGGAGGACCTTTATCATGCCACGTCAGCTGTTAACCGCCGGGATCAAATTCTCGATACGGTTGCTGCAATACTTTGGACTACGGTATTTCATACCGTTGATCCTCTTAGTATTGTTTGCGGGCATGGCCCGGGTGTTACTGCGGATCGGCGACTTTCTAACGAAAGACGTCGAATCCGCAACTGGTACACTCGAGCAGAAGGAAGTCTTGGAGCGGCTGATCATGCATTCCATAACTGGTTTGCAGCAAGCAGCAACGAGACTGGAGAAGGTCTCGGCAACATCGATTACATCGATCTGAGGGATGAACCCCCAGTTCGTGTAGTTTTTGTCCCGAAAACCCTAACCACTCCGCGAGTAATTGCGATCGAGCCATCATCTATGCAATTCATGCAGCAGGGTTTATCCCGGCACATGGTTGCAGTGTTGGAACGTCACAAGCTGACTAGTGGTTCTGTGAATTTCACAGATCAAACCATTAACCAGCGCCTCGCGCACTCAGCGTCCATTGATCGTAGTCTCGCGACTATCGACCTGTCAGATGCTTCTGACCGTGTTCATCTAGAACTCGTTCGGCGTATCTTCAACAGGACTGGGATTCTCGAATTTCTCGAGGATCTCAGATCACTGCACGCTGATTTACCAGACGGAACGAATATCATCCTTAAGAAGTATGCATCGATGGGATCAGCTTTATGCTTTCCCGTAGAAGCATGCGTATTTTATACGCTCATTCTTTCGGCCATATTCGCCAAGACTGGTGAACGACCAAACTACCGTTCCATCATGCGCCTTAAGAAGCGCGTGAAGGTCTATGGGGATGATTTGATTATCCCCGTAGAACATGTGGACGCGGTCTGCGACTACCTCGAGTCATACGGTCTCCGTGTGAATCGCCGCAAGAGTTTCTCTGCATCTGCATTCAGAGAATCTTGTGGTTCGGACTTCTATAATGGCACGTCGGTTAAACCGACTTATGCCAGGATGGATACGCCCGAGAGGAAGTCGGATTGGACACCAGAACACGTTATGTCTTGGGTATCTACCGCAAACCAGTTTTATGAACGTGGTATGTGGATAGTTGCCCAAGCGATTCGTGATATGGTATCTTCCACCGTAGATATGCAAATACCAATTTCCCGTTTATATGAAACCGGGATATGTTTTGCATCTCTGTTCCAAGAACGAAATTTGAGGTTTAATCCCCATCTTCATTCGTGGGAGCAGAAGCGCCTCATATTCCATCCTATCAAACAGAAGGACGAAATAAATGGCGACTACGCAGCATGTTTCAACCGTGTTTTCGAGCGATACTCAACGGATCCATCTCTCCATGACGGACGAGAAGGACCTGTTGCTCGGAATGGACTCGCGTCCAAACCGCAGATGCCGTTGGAACAAAGCGGGGAAACCCCTTTGTTTTCTCGGCAACTTGCTCTTAAGCCCGCTTGTCGACATACTGATCTCGAAAGCGATCGTAGGATCTTTGGATTTACTGGCCGTGCCCTTTTCAGAGCGCGACCGGATAGCCAAGGACATCCACGACACAATCTTGGTGTGGATGAAGTCAGAGGCTCAGAAGTGAGCATAGACTTCCAATATACCGTAAAGCGCGGCGCCTTTAAACCAAAGCGTCGCTGGGTTACGATAGTTTCGTAACGCGGCCTGATGGCCGCAGTGGGGAGTGAGTAGACTACTTGTCTAACCACGAGGAATGTCTGCTTTTTGCAGTGCACTCCTCAC